GCCAACAGAATAAAGATTGCCGTTGAAGTGCTCACCACTACAAGCGGGCACAGCCATCCATCGGATGAAAAACAACTATCCACTTTCCAGCGCGGCTATGACGCAGGAATGAAAGATGCGCGGCTCATGCAGAATAGCGGGGAGATGACTGCGGGCGAAGACTTTGACGAGGCTGCAAGGAGCATGATGGGGTGGATGCACAGGCACTGCCATCCCCACCACACTGTCGTCATTACCAGCGAATTTGCGGAGCTGTCAGAAGGGCGGCGTGTTATTAACAGGGAGGATGTATGCAAGAGCTGAAGCCGGTGGCGTGGATGTACCAGCACAAAGAAACAGGGGTAACAGGCTTTGCAGACGAACAGCAAATTGAATGGGGCTTTGAAAAGAATAACCCGCGATTGCAGAGGGTTTGTGCGCTCTACCCCATCCCCGACACACACAGGATTGTCAGTGTGGAGTTGCTGAAAAGTGTCGCAAACGAGACCATCAATCCGTACATTAAAAAAGAACTACGCGCCATCATCGACAAGGAGAACACATGAGATTCAAAAAACTGACTGATACGGCCATTGCGCCGACAAGAGGAACCCCAGGCTCTGCCGGGATTGACTTGTACGCAGACCATGACGTTCTGGTGTCCTGTGGGTCGTCTGTAATGCTGGGGACGGGGATAGCAGTTGAAGTGCCTGAAGGTTATGTCGGGCTGCTGATGGTGCGCTCCAGTGTCGGCAAGGCCGGGGTGTCTCTGGCTAATGCCGTAGGGGTAATAGACTCAGACTACCGGGGGGAGATCAAGCTCTGCCTGGCCTACACTGCCGGTAATGGCGGGTATTACATACTCAAGGGCGACAAAGTAGCGCAGCTTGTGGTGATCCCAGCGCCTTGGTTTGATCTGATTGAAGTAGACGCCCTTTCATCCACGGATCGGGGTGATGGCGGGTTCGGGAGTACCGGAGCATGAGCATCGAGACTAAAGAGAAGCTGGCCTGTTTACTTACACTAATGTGCGCTGTTTTTATTGGGTTCATGGTAGGAATGGGGTGGATGTGATGATTTCAATTCGTCGTTTATTCTGGCCGTCTGATCGCATATCAGATGACGTTCCGCAGATACAAAAGGATATTGACGCAGAGCATGGAGTAAAGCCTTCCGCGATTTATAAGCAGGACAGCTATCACAGGCTTTCTGAGGTGCCTAACTTAACTAACCAGTGGGAGGAATGGTGATGGATTCTATCGTTGATTTCTTTCGCAGACTGTTCTGCAAGCATCAATGGGAAGTGTACGGGAGGAATTTGTCTGATGGAATAATGGACAGGCTTGGCGTAAATGCAGAGCCAAAAGAAAGGATTAGAGTTTGCAAGAAATGCCACGAAGTTCAAACAGTCATAATAAAAGGAAACTGAGAAATGAAAGAAATATGGGCAACACTGAGCAAGATTGATTGTGCAGCGCACGTTGAGAAGAAAAACGGGTTGTCATACTTGAGCTGGGCATGGGCCTGGGGAGTATTGATGGAGCATTACCCTGATGCCACGTTTGAGTTTGACGAGCCGAAAAGCCAGCCAGATGGAACCATGATGGTGTTCTGCACCGTTCGCATAGGTGAGAGCAGCCGAAGAATGTGGTTGCCGGTCATGGACTATAAGAACAAGGCCATCAGCAATCCTGATGCGTTTGCCATCAACACGGCTATGATGCGCTGCCTAGTGAAGTGCTTGGCTCTTTACGGGATAGGACATTACATTTATGCGGGAGAAGATTTGCCAGTAGCAGCGGCTCAAGAAAAGAAACCTGCTCAGATCGAGGCGGCAATCAGCCAGGCTCTCCACGCTTGCGTTGATATTGATGGGCTTCGTGGGGTCTGGAAAACGCTGTCGGTTGAGCAACGCGATGCTCACATGGACATCCTGAACGAAGTAAAAGAGCGTCTATCTTGAGCCTATCACCTGAACGCGCTGGGAGGCTCACTGCCAGCGTTTTTGCCAATGCCATAGGGATAGGCTATGACTCCAGACAAAAGCTCTGGAGGCAACTCACAGAGCGCGAGGAACGCTTTCAGGGCAATGCTGCAACTGAGTGGGGTTCAGCTAACGAAAAGAACGCTATCCAGAAGTATGAGATAGTCACTGGAGAGATTGTCGAATCAGCAGGAGGCAGACAAGGCTTTGTAATCCATCCAGAACACGATTGGCTGGGATGTACTCCTGACGGTTTTATTGGTCAGACAGTCATCGAAGCAAAGTGCCCAGCCTCCTTGCAGGTGTACGGCAAGGTCCCTGATCACTATATGCCACAGCTACAGGGTCAGATGGCAATCACCGGCAAGAGCCTGGCGCACTTTATCTGCTGGACACCAGAAGAGTTTGAGGTCTGGGAAGTGCCTGCTGATAACGAGTATTGGACAATGTGCTTTGAATTATTGACCGACTTCTGGAGCTGTGTGAAGAACGACGAAGAGCCAAAGAAACGTAAGAAGCCTACATTACCGACAATAACCACAAAGAGGATTTACCATGCCACAATTGATTGATGCCGCACGAATAGCTAACGAGCCTGTTCTGCGATACACCAGTAGCAATACGCCTGTGCTTGGCCTATCACTGCCATGCGAATATGGCCGCAAAGGTCAGGATGGCAAACGTCCTACACAGTGGGTTGACGCTGCTATATTTGGTAAGCAGGCTGAAGCATTGGCCCCGTATCTGGTCAAGGGTCAATGGGTTGCCTTCACGATTGATGATGTGCATATCGAGGAATATCAAAGTGGAGGTACAACACGCTCGAAGCTGTCTGGGTCGGTGTCCAACATCAAGTTGATTGGTAGCCGACCAGAAGCAAAGCAGCCAGTTCAGCAGGAGCACAATGCACCGCCTAGGCTTCCTGTTGATGACTTCGATGATGATTTGCCGTTTTAAGACAAGAACAAAGCTCTCTCAGCAGATCGTCGGCGGGTCAGTCCAGCTAAAACTTTCCCGCCAGCTTTGTTCCATTTCAGGAACTCGTCTGCTGCTGCCTCGATCTCACCACGGTTGTACTTCATTCGCAGGGTTGATGACTGAAGGTTGCCTAGTCCCAGGTTGAAAGCAAAGCTGACCATTGCGTCAAACTGAGACTGGCTATCAGCAGCAGCAGCAGGACATAGTCGAAGTACGCCAGCCTCAAATCTCTCCAAATCCTTTTCAAGTATCGAATCAATTTCGTCATACTCAAAAGTCCTGTTGTGTTCATCCTTTATCCCGTATAACGCTCTCTCAGGCGTTTTGAGACGCGCTTGGTCTGGGTACAGTACATGACCATACCCAATCGTCCAAAGCGCAGCAGGACATCTGTAGGGTGTATTGTGGCAACCCTCGAAAGACTTGATAAGATGGATGCCAGCCTCAGAGATTTTCACTTTTTACTGAACGCCTGGGAGCCAAACCAAAAGGCAATGATTGCGGCCAGGATGCTCATCTCATCGTCGCTAAAAACCATGTCCATCGCCATAGCAAATGGAACACCAGTGCTGTAGGCGTACCAGATTCCCGCTACATCCACGACCACCAGCAGCAGCACAAAGATGTACGTCACGATGGGGCGGACGCTGGCTCGCAGGTTAATTACCCACGTGCTGGCACCCTCACCAATCTTCATGTCGTGCTTCCACATCGCCAGCTTTTCCTGAGCCTGTGTTTGCATTGCAATCTGCTCAGTCTTGATTTCTTCCACCGCTGCCTGTGCGATAAAGCCTTCTTTTGCCAGAGCAATCTCACGCTCACGATTAGCGGCCATCAGCGCCAGTTCGTGTTTCTTGTCGCCACGGTCTTGAACGAAGTCCAGCACTTTAGGTAGACCGCCAGAGGCAAAGCCCAGCAGCGTAGAGATCAGGGTCATCATTGTTTGTTACCTCAAGTTTTTAAAGATGCCGACAATAAATGCAATGAGCGTTCCAGTCAGGGCAATTATGGCGGCAACAGTCGCGCTGTTCATAATCAGGTGACGAATCTTGCGCTTCTGGTTTAACTCGGCAAGTGTGCGGGTGTCTTTGATTTTCATCCTGTCGCGGATCATGTCTTTGTACGCATCAACGCCGTAGCGGTAGACAATTAGCTCGCGCAGCTCCTTCTCTTGCTGTTCGATCTTCTTCCGGCGCATCAGGTTCTGCATCGCTTCTTGCTCGACCGAGCCTTTGTACAGCAGCTTTTTAAAAAGAGGCGGGTTCTTCGCTTCCTCCTCCGCTGCCTTTACGTCTGCTACGGCACCAAACCAAGTGCCCAACTGACCGCCCATGTCCTCGATCTCGCGCCCCATCTCAATGCCACGTTTAATGGCGTTGTACGCACCAGTGGCTATCGCAAAGGCTGAGACCGGATCAATCATTCAGGGCTATCCCCGCCGTTAATCTTTGACCACGCCCCCAGCATCAGTATGCCAAGAACGAACAAGGTGCCCGCACGCGCAATGGTCTGCCAGATGGTCTTTTTGATCCCACGCCAGTCGGTAATCAGGGAGCGCAAATCACGGACATCGTTGCCAGCGTCATCGTCGTGTAACCCGACTTCTTTGAGGACTGACTTTAGCTCTTCGCGGACGATTTGGCGCAGTGATTTTTCATCGATGTTCATGGATTACCTCTACAGGATGGCAATAATCGCAGACTCTAAATCAGCCGCAGTGGTCGAGGTTGTGAACACAAACGTAATAGCGCAGTCGCCTGCATATGGCCCGTTAACCCAGCGGAACTGGAGAAGATCGTTGTCCATGTCCTGACCAGTAACCTCGGCCTGTGGGTGAGTAGCAGAGCCTGTGTTAAACATTAATCCTGTTGCGTTTGTCTGGACAGCGATACTAGGGTCGGCAATGTAAGCGTCAATACCAGCAATGACATCAGCCTCAGTCGTTCCTATGACCCACAGGAAAGGAATTACCGCATCGCCGGTATCTGGCAAGGTCGCAGTGATGGTGTCCTGCACGAAGTCCACCTGGTGAACAAACGCCTCGCCTGTTGATACTGTAAGCTCAAGTGCTGCCATTTTAGCTCTCCAAAGTCTTGTATGAAATTACCCAAGCAATGCTCATAGTCGCATCGGTATCGGGATCGACCGTAAGTTTAAGGTTCGTGCCGTCTGTCGTCCGACTAGCCAACGTGAATGTCGTTGTGCCAGCAGCAAGCCCTGTAGTAATTGTCACGTATCGATCTGTGTCCGACCCATCTCCCACTATGATGTCGTGAGGAGTAGCGCCTGATACTGTGCCTACGATTGAGTCGATGTACGCATTAGCCGGCAGAATCGCTTGGTTGACACCGCCAATGTACTGAAGTTCGTTAGTGCCAGCCCATGTGTTAGTCCAGCGCACCTCACGGGTTTGTGATACAGGGCGACCAACGACGGTTGCACCATCGGCGGGGAGCATTGCGTGGTTCTTGTTGCCGCTTGTGTCAAAGATTTGGCCTGTGTTTGATTGGGCGTTGCTGGCTATGAGTTCGGAGGTGATGCCGGTTTGTTTTGATGTTATGTCCTTAATGTAAACAAACTGGCCGGATGCCACGTTTAAAACTACCCCGCTTGCGTCTACGGCCCTTAACACAATGTTGCTTGTTGATCTCTGGTTTTGCACATATAAACTCAAAACCGTGGATGCTCCGGCAGGAGCAGAGATAAAGCCATCTACCACTGTACCTTGCCCCGAGAGTGTTTTTGCCGACAATCCTATGTGCGTTATCAGGCTACCACTAGGGTTATTGATTTTAACGGTTATAAACCCGCTTTTAGAAAATGCCACAAATGGAATAACAGCCCCAATCCCGTCAGTACTGGAAACGTCCTCAACTTTTAACCAGTTATCTTCTCCTCCAATTCCGTCCTGATTCGCAGTCCCTGTAACGCCTGTGCCAAAAGTAACGCCGTTTGCATCGACACTAAAATCAGATGTATAAACAGCAGTCTGACTCGCCCCCATATCCGCCAGCGCAGGGCCGTTGATACACAGCGAAGCCACTTCAGCAGCGGAGAGGGCGCGGTTGTAGAGGTAGCAGGCGCGGGTGGTGGAGGCTGTTCGTATTGCGCTACTCCCAGAAATGTACGCAGTGAGCGAATTGGATAATGAAAATGGGGTCGCAGCAGTTATCGTCGCAGGAGCGCCAACTGGTTGCCCGTTTGCGTATATGGTCACGCTCCCGGCAGCAGAGGCAGATTCACGAACACACACCGCTGTTATTTGCTGCAAAGCATTGTCCACCCCGCCAACCGGAGTGACAGAGCTATAAGCTGTTGATGAGACTCCGCCATTTATTAAGTAGAGCGCAGCCGCCCCAGTGGTAAGAATGTTAAGCACAACCCCGGTAGTCGTAGAGTCTGTGTTTTTCCTAAACAGTCTTGTCTCAGAAGCCGGCGTCCAATCCGGCAGCGCCCCCTCCCAATGAATGCTGAAATTCCCCGTGCCGAAATCAATGTCATCATCATCAGCAACAGTAATGCCGCTGCTACCACTTGCGGCACCGGTCATCGACACCACCGGAGTCCTAGCAAGCGCCTGTATGCCCCCACCACTGATCGTGCCTGTGATCTTCAGGTTGTTGATTCTATCGTCACGAATATCGCTCATTATCTGCGCTCCAGTTCTGTACCAACCAAGGTGGTGTTGATGTTGCCAGTGAAAGCGCCCATAGGCGTGATGGTCAGTTTTAGGTTAGTACCGTCTGTCACTCGTCTATCAAGTTGGACGTAGATCGCCACGCCGGAGGTAATCGTGCCATTCACTGTTGCGTAATAGGAGGCGTTCGAGCCGTTGCCAATGGTGAAGCCAGTCAGCGTTGCACCTTCTGGGATAACAATAAGCGAGTCGATGTACTGGTTAGTGGGGAAAATCGCCTGATTGACGCCGCCTACATACTGTAGCTCAGAGGTAGCCGACCACGTGTTAGTCCAGCGCACCTCTCTGCGTCTTGCTGAGATAGCTCCCATGATCGAAGCACCAGCGGCAGGGAGCAGAGCGTGCTGCTTGTTGCCTGATGAGTCCAAGACTTGGCCTGTGTCGCTCTGTGCGTTACTGGCTAGAAGCTCGGAGGTGATGCCGATCTGAACAACGCTAAACTTAACATAGGCTATATCGCCAATCTGCAATCCATTTACGGTGATCCTAAAATCGTCCTCGTTTGTAGATTTTGCAGATACCGATCCGACGACTGAGCACACAGCGTCTTCAGTTGGGGTTAGATCGGTCGTTGTAAAAAAGTTGCCCGTTCCGTTTGTAGTAACCGCAGAGACGTTAGTGAGACGCCTTGAATCCGCTGTCGATGCAGTGTCTGTGGTGTGCCTGCAAGTCACTGTTCCAACATTGGATGACGGGATGTAGAACCTAGCATTCATGCCAAAACGCAAGCCTTTTGCAAAAGCTGTTGCAAAGTTATAAAAAGCCGTTCGGGTAACTGTCGTGGCAGTCGTACTTGTTGCTGTAAGTTGCAGCCACCCTGTTTCCCCGCCTATTGTCTGTCCAAATGCGGCGGTTGAATTTGCAATTGTGTAGCCATCAGCCCCAGAGACAAAACTGGGCGCAACAGGTGCAACATTGCTCGCCCCCACATCCGCAGCAGCCACGCCATTCACGAACATCCCCAAGTTTTCGGCAACAGTCTTCGCCCGGTTGAACAGCCGATGAGAGAACCACTGAGAGGCAGAGCGCACTGCTGAAGTGCCGCAGACGTAGAGGCTGGAGGTGTTGTCTACTGTGGCGCTGTCGAGAGAGGTTACTGTGTCGAAGTCGTAGACGGCGGTCGATATATTGACTCGCAGATGCACATAAACAGTTGCGGCGGCGGCGGAGTAGTAAGAAACCTGCAGCGTCCCAGACGCGCTGCTGGAGACTGAGCTGGATACAAGCGAGGTTGAGTTGACCTCCGGGCCTGATCTAATAACCAGCGAAGCCCCCGCAGAGCTGCCTGACACATAAGTTGCTACACAAGAAACAAACAATGTTTCACCAGCAGCCAGCGATACCGCCTGATAGCCAGAAGTATCTCCATTGCGAGTGGCTCGCAGGCTTCCAGCACTCCACGCAATAGTGCCGCCAGAACCAGTTGCCAGCGTCCACCCAGTAATATCAGTATCAAAATTCCCGTTCGTGATCTTCTCAACTCGCGCACTGATAACCAGCGTAGTGCCAAGCTGCACACCGTTGAGCGTAAACACAACAGACCCTGCTGCCGTAGTAGTCGCAGCAGTGATGTCCACATCAATCATGGCGACATAGTTGTCAGTCATGCCTGTCACAACAGTGGAATCAAAGTTGGTTGCGTT